AATGCCTTTGCCAAACGCTTTGTTTTTGTTTTTGCGGGAATCAAATAGGGGGAAATGATATCTAAAATTTAATATATATCAGAACCAATCTCATTACTACAAACTTTTACCCGAAATAAAAAAACACCAAGCACATTACGGCTCGTTATTTTCATAAGTTTAGTATATCGTTCTCTTCGTGCAAAAGTTTTTTATTCAGGATTAGGCTTCGCAACAGTTTGAAGAAAATCAAGCATACGACCAGAGTATCTCATGCGACCAAGATGCAACATATCAATAGCAGGATCAACCCAAACTTCACCACCAATATTCTGCCAGAATCTACAGAAACCATAATCTTCAGAAAGCAGACGACCATCTTCGTCAATGTAATCTGAGAAAAGATTATAAGTCCATTCCATCTCTTCCTTACTTAAAGAACCAGTGTCATCCTTGTATCTAAGATTAGGATAGTTCTCAATAAGTTTCAAGAAAACCTCACGCTTAATCAACATAAACCCAGTGCCAGCATCATAGATTCTAATAGCTCCATTATCAACAATAACTTCACCACTACTGCCCTTAACAGGGTTAACAACATAACGAAGAGACTTTGACATCAAACTAGAGGTCGGTTCACCACTCTTAACAAGAGAGGAGATCTTATCCCAATCAATGTTCTTAATAGGGTAAGAACCAGTAACAATGTCTTTGTCATGCCACAACATCTTCATGATATCAGCAGGATCAAAACCAATGTCCGCATCAATAAACATCAGATGGGTAAATTCAGGATTAGCAAGAAACTTAGCGACAAGGCTATTGCGACCTCTTGTAATCAAAGAATCAGAAACCGTGCTCACCGCAAAATTAAGACCATACTCTTTAAACTGCATCACAGATTTCATCATAGACATAAAGAATGGCTCAGTAACTTGTTGATCGTAACAAGGAATAGCAATCATAGGATACCAAGAGCTAATTTGATCACTAGTAATCTCGATACTTTGTTCTTCTGTTTGAATTGGGGAATCGTTCATGCAGGCAAGTATACACGAAAAAAGGGGCGGTCGCATTGCGACCGCCCCTTTTCTTCGCTTTTTCTAAAAGTAAAATTACTTAGCAGCAGCCTTCTTAGCAGCAGGCTTCTCTTCTGCAACTTCAGCGGTAGCAACAACAACATTGCCAGCCCGAGTAGCCTTGTAGTACAGAGTGCTATTGTCCTTGTCAAAGGAAATCATAACCTTCAAGTTATGCTTCTTAGCCTGAGTACGAATTCTCTGCTGCATTGAATTGTACACATTACCAGCCTCAACATTCTCAATTGAGAACACTTGACCCTTTTCAGCAGACTCAATAAGAGTATCAATAATCTGCTTCAATGCTTCACTTGCACGACTACGAGTAATCGTAGGGAAAGAGTCAACTGGCTTGATATTGAAAGTGTTCATTACTTTTTCTATCCTTTGTTTTTTGGTTTTTATTTGTGTTTGGAATTGGAGATGCAGACCTCCAATCCGACAGAGCCAGCCTAGCAGGTTTGAGTCAGGCGATTTGCCTATGTCCTACCTTTTTTCTGAATTTGTTTATCCAGCGGAGGACACGCCAACGAAATTGCTTTGAATACTCAGCCAGTTTAGTATGTGCTAATCAGGCGCTGACTCAGCTTGAGGCTCAGGAAAGATCTGAACCGGAATCAGGATCTTCGTTGTCACCATTAATTTGAGCAACCAAAGTCTGCACTCTGGCTTGCAGAACAGAATTTTCTACAGTCAGCGCAGTAACCTTCTGAGCCAAATTGTTGATCACAGCATCAATATCTACTTGATTTTCCATTATAATTCCTCCATAAAGTTTGTAAATTCTTCTGTATTATAATTTGTCTTAGAGAACCCGTCTTGGAACTCTCCAGTAGCAGTATTCATAATCTGCACAGTTCCAAATTCAGGCATGTCATCATCGACCTCATCAGGATACCACAACTCGATATCGATTTCTTCCTCTGCAACCATATTTTGCGCAGTATTAAAAACAGAACCAGCAACAGCATCAGCCAAATCCTTTGTACCAGTACTAGGGTGGTCAATCTTATTATTACTAAACAATCTCAACTTAAGCAACTCTTCTTCTACAAGTAGCTCATTCCAATAACCACGCAGTCTCTTGTCATAGATAGAAGTCATTAAAGTGTCATAGTCAGACTTCTTAACACTATGGAAGTCAGCATAAATACCTTGCGACCTAAGAGACTGAACCATCTCAACAGACTGCCATCGGTCAAACGTAACTTTTCTTACATCAAACTTACGACAAAGATCAACGATCATCATTCTCACAGAAGCAAAGTTAATTTCTTCACCCGGACTTGCTTCCCAAGAATGAACAAAATCAACATTGATTACAGGTAAGGTTTCGACACCCATAGAAGTTTTGATTTCCTTAAATCCAGTACAGTGACTCATCGCTAAAGCAGCACGGTCACGCTTTAAACCAAGGTCTACATGTATATAACGAGAATGACCATCTGTGCTATTAAACCAAGGTTCAAAGTGACCTTCAGAATTAATAGGATTATCATGATAACTAAAAGCTTCACGAACAAGATCGGGGTTACGAAAATAAGCATCTTCCATATTTGGTGGTTCACATTCAAATCTAGCGCGTGCTTCCACCGGATTTCTGATATACTCGGATTCCAAGTCCTCCCGATTGATAGTCGGATTGACTTCCCAAGTGGCAGCTTTGATAGACCAAGTTTTAGGTTCATTCTTTTCCCTAGAATTTATATATCTCTGCTGAATAAAGTCACCTTTATATCTTGGGAATGACAAAAGGATTACCTTACCGACCTCAGGGAAACGAGACATGACAGACAACTTACTCATATTGTAAATAGCAGAAGCAGAACCTTTTGATCTAGTTTCCCCTTTTAACTCCGCATCAGTTTTGAAAGCAGCAATCTCGTCAAGAATGATAGTTAAAACCTCATATCCCTCCCAACCTTCACTTTCAGAGTGACCTGAGAAGCATCGAACAGGTCTAGAGAAAAAGAAAATCTCAGAAACTCTAGGCTCAAAACCAACTTCATTAAAATAAGGAGATGACAACAACAAGTTTTTCAAAGGCTCAAAGAACACTCTTTGAGCTTGCTGGGCATTAACAGCAAGGTTCAACAGGTCAATATACACGCCCGTTGCCTTTCCGTAGTAATTCAAAGGATCACGCAAACAATGAAGCTGATAAGCATTATAGGCAATAGAGATTCTAGCACAGTGGTCTTTGCCACTGCCTTTGCCAAGCATGCAGATAACTTCATTGTCAGTATATTTACTATACCACTCAGCACCAGCTTCTTCACCAAGAAGTTTCATCAAAGTCGGTTTCTTAAGTATTTGAGTGCTGTGCCGGACTACCTCCAATTGTATATCAGACAAAGGAGGCAAACCAAGAAACTTTTTATCTTGCACAAAAGTTTGAATTGGGACTACTTCTTCGCTCAATTCATCTTGTCTAAGCAGGCGATCAAAATCATTAAACTCAAGATTCATCGACATGAAATCAGACATTCACGCCTCCAGACATATAACAGGCAAAAAAGCCCTCTCTTCCCCTGACATTACTTGCGAAAAAATCCACTCTCTTCTCCTGACATTAATTGGGAAAATTCCCTGTCTCTTCATCTGGCACAACATCCACATCAATAGGTTCTTCTTCATCCATAATTTCAAAAGCTATAGCCAGTTCTTTTCTAACCTCATCAGCAACTTCTGGGAACTTAGCAATAACATCACGAAGAACTCTAGATAAGATTCCATTAACAGACTCCGCCTTCTGCATACGAGCAATATAATCTCCGTCAGAATTCTGAGTACCCAACAGCTTATGAAGCTGAGCTTTATTCTTAGCTAGCTCACCAGCTAACTTGATGGCCTGAATCCTAGCAGACACCATGCCGTGATCAGTTGCAATAGAGATAGTCTCCCAAGCCTCTTTTGATAACTCATCAAACTCAGTAAGAGCCTTGATAGTGTTGTACTGAACCCTCTCAAGAAAATAAGGATCAGCCTCAGCCTGCTGATTAATAATCTTCTTGTACTCTTCAATGTTGTACTTAACTTCAGTAATATTAATACCCAAAAGGCTTGCGATCTCATTATTCTTATAACCCTTGATGTGAAGAAGACCAGTCTCTTCTACATCACGAACCTTGTCTATAATGGACTTGCTGGGTGTTTTTTCGATATCGCTCATCAGTAAACCAAATCAATAATTGCGTTGTAGTAATCAACAGCTACGTCAGACCACTTGTAATTATTTCTAATCAACCAAGCGCCCTGCATTGTGAAATCCTTGACTTCACTATGGTTCTTTGCTACATATAACATTTTATCACACAAATCATCAAAATTTGGTATAGCCCACTCACCATTGCCAGCATAAATGCCAGACATATTGTCAGTACCCCAAGAATAATCAAGAGGAATAGAAAGATTCGCAAACTCTGTACAAGCAGTAGCATCAGTGCAAATAGTAGGAATGCCTTTAGCAATAGACTGGAACGGCATCATACCCCAACCTTCACCGCTGGTCGGATAAATAACACAATGAGCCTGATGATAAAAATCAGACAACTCCTGCTCAGACAGTTCGTAATCAACCACCTCTATCTGAGGATGCTGGCCAACAAACCCATAATTATGACCATCATAAATCAACCTCGCATCAGGAGGCCCAGAACTCTTAAGAATCAAACGGTAGTCCATATTGCCGTCAAACAGCTTTAAAAACGCATCTACGGCCATCTGACTGTTCTTCCTAGTAGAAGGACCACCAATAGACATAAAAGTGAAAGGGGAGTCTGGATCGTCTATTTGCAACCCGAACGTCTTTGTGTCTACACCAAGATTAAAATCTAAAACAGGAACATCAACACCTGAGTCAATAAACACATCCCTAGCCCACTTGGAAGTAGTCCACACCTCATCCATCTGGTTTAACTCAGAAACAAAATGCATAGGAAGCCTAGTCGTTTCCCAATAACAGAAACCAACATTAAGACCTTCATAACCAAAAGGTTTAAGAAAATGAGCAGGTAACTGATTGTTGATAAGCACATCAACAAAATCAATATCAAACTTGATAAAATAACCCATACCCTCAGGCAACTTCGGAGGATTCAAGTCATCTAAATAATCCTCATGGGTATGAACCATCAAATTTGTTTTACTTAGCTCACGAATTAAATTTCGTGAAGCATAAGTGTAACCATTAGTGGTAGAAGAGTTTATATTATAGTTATCTATCCAAGCAACTTCAAACATCAATCCTCCGGGTTGAATCGTAATTCTCTACCAATAGACACAGCCTGCTCGTTAAGATGCTCAACAGCATAACCATGCTCCTTCACAAACTGAACACGATAGTTAAACCAACCATCGGCAGCCTTCCAAAACTTTGGATCGGTCTTCTCAGCGAGAGCCTCAAGCTCATCGTCTGGAAGTAGAAAACTCAAAACACCCAGAGGCATATATACAACGACATCATAAGCCTCATTCTTGCCCTCAGCATACTCCTTCAAAGCATCCTGATATTGCTTAACGACCTTCTCAACAGCCCCACCAGTATAATAATCAATACCACCAGCAGCATTCCTAATGCGAGGACAGTAATTATCTACAGTAGTGATAGTCCCAAAAGTCCTGCACACCATAGGTCTGTAACCATAAATAGTACAGCCATTCTTAAAGAATGCACACTTCTTATCACTCTCTCCACCCATCTTCCAGCTATCATCATACATCCGCTCCACCAATGCATCAGTAACATCTTTCATCCAAGAATCGGCAGCATCCTGCCCCTTATCCTCAAGAACCAAATAATATTCCTGCCTCAAACGAAAAGCAATATTCGCACACTCAGCCATCGGTATAGTAAGACCAATACTACAGCACTCACCAGAACCAAGACACTTATACTTAGTCTCATTCTGCTTAGCCTCAATCACACGAACCTGATTATAAATCATATCCAGCTTCGCAAACGTGTAAATATCTTTTGTTGAAACTGTCCGCTTCATCTTCCCATACCCTTCTTTCTTTTCTGAGTCATTTTACGTTGCTCCCTCCTACGCCTCTCAACCTCTTGTTGCATTGGGGACTTAGGTCTCCTATTCGACGTAGCAGCAAGGTTTCTTCCCTTACCACGATATTTTAACAAGTCATACTTCTTAACCCAGTTATAGACACCCTGAGGTGTCATCTCGATATTGTATGACTTCTTCAAAATCTCGCAAATCTTAGTTAAGTTCAACCGCTTCTTAACATAATGTTCGTACAGCCATGCCTTATCTTTGTACGGTTCCATAGCCATGATCAACATAATACCACATGGCAATACCGATTGCGTCGTTTATGTCCTCATCTTCAGTTGAACCACCACAAAACCTATCGACAATCTTTTTCACACGATCTTTTCGTTCCTGTGTGAATCTCTTCTGTAAACCCTTTGGACCGTGCTCTTTCTCAATCCTCTTCTTATCCTCTTTTGTAACATTTCTGTATCCAATCTTATTCTTCCAGACAAGAGGGCTGCAATCAACAACGCTGTCACAATACTCATCTAACACACCCCAACTGTAGCCAATAATGTAAGAAATAATCCTACTAGACTGAAAATTCTGAATGTAGACAGATTGTTCAATACAAGCCCTTCTGTAACCATAGTCTTCCCAAACATCTTGCAAACCCTTTCTGATAACTTTCAGCTTACTCGAAATCTCTTTCTTGTCCTTAAAATCAATCTTGCCAGTAGCCACAATATCAAACTTACCCATATCAAGATCAATAACACACCAAGCAAGAGAATGCGAAGAAGGATCAATAGAAATAAGCCTATTAGACTTCATAGAACTAACAAGCTTACTTATACTCATCTCTCAACTTCTTTTCATCCCACCCCCATGAGACAAGTCTTTTTATATAACGCTCCCTTTTACAACGCTCACAAATGTCTTCCTTATTATAACGAGACAAGATAGTGCTGCAACCGTCAGTATCGCACACCCTAGAGGAGTTTTTACGCTCTTTAGCCTCGTAGTACTTTTCAAGCAACCTTTTGTTTGTGACGACTCTCCTGCAATCAGGGGAGCAAAACACCGCATTGTACGTTTTGGGGATGAAAGTGTTAGAGCACTCTTCATTACTACATTCTATCCTATCAGAATGGCTCGTACTCCTGTTCAATTGAATTCTCCGACCAGCACAAAGACGCTAAATCACACTTAGCGCAGTGCTTTGAAGTCCGCTTGTATGGACGATCAGGCATTACACCATCCTCAACAGACTTGTATATCTTTCTATACTTCTTAAACAGTTTATCAAGAAAAACATCGTCACGTTCGATATAAATAGGTAAAATTTGCTGATTATTTTTGTTTTCATAAATCACAAATCCACTATCTAAACCAAGACAATGCATATACAAATTAGCTTGACGAATATGATCGTCAGAAGGCTTGTGGTACATCTGCCTATAATAGAAACCTTCAGCAGAAATCGACTTAAGCTCAATCAATTTGTGACCATCTAAATCAATAATTCCGTCAGCAGTACCCTGAATAGGAGGGTCATCATTAGAAACAGGCAACTCTTCCTCAACTAGAATACCCAGACCTCTAAAATAACCATACAAACGGTCATGAACAGCATGACCGTTATCAAAAATACGATAAGTCTGAGGGGCGAACGAAGGTGTGTACTCTACCCCATCGAACATGTACCACCAATACCTAGCACACTGGTTAGTCGAACTAGGTCTAAAGTAGTCAACCTTCTTGTAGATAGGCTCATTTCTTTCCTCTAAGTGTTCATCAACCTTCTTACACAACAAATCTTCTAAGTCGCTACCAGTCAACTCACCGCCTTCTACAACAGCAGTCTTCTCTTCAACCTTGTTACGCAAAGCGTCTAATGATTTCATCCATGTACTCCATTTCTAGCCGAAAGTTTTAATACGTTAATATTCTCACCCAAAGCCTCATACATTGTTTTCCAAATGTCGTTAGTAAATTTATCATCACTATCCATTAAGGTAGACTTACGCTTAAAGATTTGTGACTTAATAATCATAGTTGTCCTGTATGCAGCTAACTGATTAGCATACTTGATAGCCTGACCACCAACATAATGATCAGGGCGCTCAATAATATCCTGCACAATCTTCATACATTCGACAAACTCTTCGGACTGATCGCCCATCATCTCAGCAATCCTGTCTATATCAATATAAAAGTTACTCAAAAGTTTTCCTATCTAATAGCACAGACATAATGTCTGTTTTTCTCATCCTTGTAGGATGAATCAAATGCCAAGTCAGAATAGCCCAACCCAGCAAAACCGGAACGGAAGTTGTTTTTCTATACGCACCATTCTTAAAAGCAGCAGACATAGTTTGCTTCTTGAAATGCAAAGCCCAATAGTCATAAGCAGAAACAATCAAAGCAGTTGCCACCCAACCAAGAATACCGTGCTTCTCAAACTTCCTCATTACGACTACGACGCTCAAAGATTATGTCTTCAGCCCTCCCAAGAAAGAAGTAAACAAGTTCTTCCTCAGCGATATCGTCATAATCTTCCATACCACTAATCACACCAACAAGGTAGTAAAAAGCAGTTGAATACAGTTCTTCATTCGTAATCGGAGTCACGGATCAGTTCCTTAAATACTTCCCAATCAATTATAGCAACCTTAGTATCGGAATCATCACCTAACACAACAGAAATGCAAGGATATCTGTACTGGCTTCGCCAAGCATCCTTACGATGCTTTATCCACGCAGTCCTGCTAAGAGTGAAGCTGCTACCATTATGCTTATAGTCAAGCAGGAAACGATGAAAAGTCGCATCTCCCTTTCTAAAACCTCTACCAGAGTTCTTAACCGGCTTTGCTTTATCCCTTTTTGCTTCTTGCCCTTCATCTCTTTTCACCTAACTAACTCCTTATAGATTTCGTCAACCTGATCCTCAGTCAACTCAATATTAGAAGTACCATTCCACTTCTGCTCACCGTAAGAATACCAAGCACCCCTACGCTGAATGATGTCATTCTCAACAGCCATCTCAATCAACTCCCTCTCAGCGTCAATTCGACCCTCCTGAGGAAGAACGTAGTAGTAACCTTGAGTACCAATAGTAGGTAACTGTTTCGTCTTCTCAATAGTCCAAGTAGCACGCTGACTCATAATCTTATTAGTACGATCCTCACGCTCCATCTCCTTTTGAGACATAGACAAGAAAAGCTTAATAATGTTATGCATATTGTGATGCACTGTATTACCCATCTTAGCCTTCATCACAGCATACATACCACTCAAATCCACCGTTTGATGGGCAACAAACAACATGATATTTCTCTCCTTGTGAAGATGGTTGACAAGCTTCTGCAAGAAGTAACCTTGCGAACGAGCCTGCAATCCCATAGCCTTACCGCCATCAGGCTTGTCGTAAAACTCTTCCTTAACGATATTAGAAAGACTATCAAACAAGAAGATATGTTTCTCATCAGGATGATTCAGATATCCAATCAAATGCCGAAGAATGTCCTCAACCACAGTCGATTGAATTAAAACAACATCATCAACATCAATACCACACTTAGCAGCATACTCTTCTGAATACGAGTACTCTGAATCAACAATGATAGGTCTGTAACCCATCTTCTGCGCCTCAGCAACAATCCTAAAGCACATCGTCGTTTTACCCACAGAAGGCGTACCCCAAAACAAATGAGTAGCACCAGTATACAAACCACCACCCAAAGCACGATTCAAACCAATACTAGGTGTAGGAATAACCTCATGGGTAGGGACAACATCCCCCTTACGCTTGTCAATAAATAACATATTACCTCCTGTAACTTTCTATTTCTTTAACCATCTTTTCAAACCACACATCATCATCCTCAACATGCCTTCTCACATCAAGACTGTCGATGTACTTCACGTCGTCCCCCTGCAAGATGACATTGTGAACCGTGAGGTCTCCATGAATCATACCACCATTCATGAAGTCAGGTTTGGAAGCCGTACACATATCTACAATTTTATCGGCGCTAGGAACGACACCGCCCATGTCCAGAAACGTCCTCAAGTTGATCCCACGGTTCCAAAGGCGAATCGTTCCAGCCTTCATTATCTCTTTATGATAATAATCAGAATGGATATTTATCTTTGTATCACGCAAAGGCGTACCAAGATAAGACTTCTCTAAAGTCTTCTTCTTGTGATGAGAAACAAAAAGAGTTCGCTCCGACCCATCAAGATGAGACTTTGGTTTACCAAGAACCGTTGCTCCCTTAGGCACATAAGTATCTTTAACAATAGTCTGACCACAAGCCGGACCTTCCAAAGCAACCTCTGAAATTAGAACGTCACCCAAAGACACAAACGCATTTAAAATCTCTTCAAACGTACCGCCTTCAACATGATGCATGACAGACAAAGCAAGAACAAGATCAAAATGCTCAACTTCAGCAAGGGCTTGAATATCTTGCAGAGTAAACTTCTTATCTAAAAGAATCACCCTGTCCTGCTTGTTCTCATCTAACACCTCCATCAACCAGTCAGTATAGATACTCTCAACAGCAACAACAGTACAGTCATACTCTTCAACAAGACGCAAAGAATAGTAACCAAGATTAGCACCAAAGTCCAACACCGTAAACGGCCTATGCCACCTATCGAACTCAGGTTTCATCATCTCCCATCTAGACTCACAGTCACGGATGCCAGCCTTCTTGACAGCACCGTTAACCCAAATGTCTTGATATTGCTCTAATGTCATGGCTTAATAAGCCCCTTTCTCTGAATGTAATTATCAATAGTAATAAGAGAGTTCTCGTTCTCCAAAGTATAAGAATCAAGTCTCGTAGCTGCCTCCAAGTCTTTAACATTCTTCAGCTTAGCAGCATGCCATCCAGTCTTACCAACCAAATGACGAATTTTGCCATGCAAGTAAGGGAACACAACAATCTTCAAAGTGCGCTCACCATCCCAAGCATACAAGTTTGACATATCCTTACCCTTACCAGTTGTAAACTCCCTAGCAGAAAAGATATACAACAAGCTCCGTTCAGCAGAAGCGTCGCCCAGCCCAGTGTCATACAACCAAGAGTAATCATGCTCTTTACCCTTACGCATCAACATGGCAAGATCATACAGATCAGAACCAACATAATCATACGCATCGCAATGCATATGCATCGTCCTATCACCAATCACAAAATAACCAAAATCACGATTAGCAATCTCAGTATTCCTGTCACAGAACACCGACACAGACGAGGACTGATCCTCAATCTCAACACGCAAATACTTCGGAGTCTTCTTAGTAGACCTGACCACACCCTTAATAATTCTCAAAGGCGAATAAATCTCATGAAACCCCTCAATAGGTTCCACAACCTGATCAATCTCATTATCACCCTCACCCATACCAATAGCAAAACCAAGGATAGGCAAATAATAACGCTCATGATCAAAACCGCCATCATGACCGATACCAGATAACGCACCGACCTTAGTCAAACTCTCACGCAACGGAGCCTTGACATGACGCTTAGAACACTTATTAATAAACTCATCATAAGACCCAAACGGACGATGTTTAAAAATCTCACTGATTGCACTATTACCGCAACCAGAAACATTCCTCAAACCAAACCGAATACCAGCCTCATCAATAGTGAAATACTCCCCAGACAAATTAACGTCAGGAGGAAGAACCTGAATACCAAGACGCTTAGCCTCCATCAAATAAGCAGTAATCTTACCCTTCTCAGATTCATTATACAACATCGACCACACAAACTCTTTAGGATAATGAATCTTTAACCACATCGTCTGATACGACAACATCGAATAAGCAACAGCATGCGACTTATTAAACATATACAAAGACGCTAACTCAAACTCCGACCAAATCTTCTCAGACTGACGACGAGTCAAATAAGGATTACTACAAAACTTCTCCTTATACTCATCAAAACCAGCAGCATCACGTTTCTTACCAATAATCTTACGAAGCTTATCAGCCTCAGACCAAGAAAAATCAGCAAGCAACACAGCCATCTGCATCAACTGCTCCTGAAAAATAACCGTACCATACGTATCCTCCAAAATAGGCTTCACAACCTCATGCGGATACTTAGCAGTCGCCTCACCCTTCTTACAATCAATATAAGCCTGACCCTGAGACAACAACGCACCCGGACGCACTAACGCATTAGAAACAACCAAATCATTAAAATCATCAATACCCATACGATCAATGAGGTTTCTATAAGCAGCTGCATCAGCCTGAAAAACACCCACAGTATTGCCCTCATTAAAATTCTGAAACACAGCCGGATCATCCAACCCAAGCGACGCATCAGTAACATCAACACCGTACAACTCCCTAACCTTATCAATACAATCCTTGATAACAGAAACAGTCTTCAAACCAAGAATATCAACCTTAATCAACCCAACAGACTCAGCATCCTCCATATCAAACGACGTAACAACAGCACGATTCTCAGACGACCCCTTACGAGTCTCAACAGGACACACCTCAGTCAAAGGAACAGCAGACACAACCATACCAGCAGCATGAATACCAGTATTACGAATCCTACCCTCCAACTTCTTAGCAATAGGCAACACATCAGGATACTTCTTAATAAACGTCTTGCCCTTATCCGTAGCCTGCAACTCTTCCAAAGTTTCAAAAAACGGAGTCACACTATTAGTCTCATCAAACGGAACCTGAAAAACCCTAGCAACATCCTTCACAACAGACTTAGGCTTAAACACACCATACGTCGCAATAGCAGCAACATTATCAGAACCCCAACGCTCAACCAAATAATCCTTCACACGCTCACGCTGCTTATCCTCAAAGTCCAAATCAATATCAGGATAATCATTACGATCAGGATTCAAAAAACGAGCAAACAACAAATCATACTTGATAGGATCAACCTTAGAAATATCAAGCAAAAACGCAACCAAACTACCACCCACAGAACCACGACCAGTCCCACGACCAACAGAATTACGATCACACCACTTAACCAAATCCCAAACCATCAAAAAATAGTCAGAAAAACCAAGACGAGCAATAACAGAAAGTTCCTCATCCATACGACTCAAATAAACATCATTATCCAAACACAAATCAGTCAACGCCGTCAAACACAACTCACGCAAATACTCATCAGAATCCAAAGCCTTCATATACTTAGGCAACAAATTCTTGCGCTTCTCCAAACGAGCAGCACACTTATCCGCAACCTCAACAGTATTCTCCAAAAACTCAGGACGATCATAACCCTTCTCCTGAAACCAAGACAACACCTCACCAGCAGGAGCAACATACGGATTAATCCGATCAAACCTCAAAAAACGATCAGGATACATACGATTCATCTTCTCAGTAACATCACCACCACCAGCAAGATTCTCCTTAGCATGACGCAACTGAGCAGCATTCAACGAAGGATACTGAGACACCATCAACAACACCTCTTCATCATGCCGATCATGAGCAGAAGGAAAATGACAATCAGCAGTAGCAACAACCTTCTTACCAAAAGACGAAGCTAAATCAATCAAACCATCATTCAACGAAGCAGGATTCCAAGCCTGAACCTCATAATAAAAATCATCACCAAAAATCTTAATAAACCGCTCAGACAACCTCTCAGCCTCAGCATGATCACCACGCTCCAAAGCCTTAGAAATCGCACCACCCATACAACCCGACAACGCAATCACATCACCATCAACCAAATCCTCCAACAAATCAAAATCAAGACGAGGCTTATAATAGAAATTATCCCTCCACCCAACCTGATTAGCACGAAACAACTTCTGCAAACCCTCATTAGACTTCGCCAGCAAAATCAAATGAAACCGCTCAGCCTTAGAATCAGAATCAGAACCAACAGACGGAACAAAATACGCCTCAATACCAAACAAAGGCCGAACATTGGCCTTATCACACGCATCCTGAAACTTCAAAACACCACCCATCGTACCATGATCAGTAATCGCAGCAGCAAACTGACCATTAGACGACGCAATCGACGCAATATCCTCAGGACGAGACATACCATCCAACAACGAATACTCAGAATGACAATGCAAATGCACAAAATCAGTCATCAACAGACTCCCTCATCGAAAACAAAAACAACACAACCCAACCAAGACCAACACGCCAATTCCACAAAAACATAAACACAACCGGCGACAAACCCAAAACAACACTAGCCCCAGAAGAAAGCCTATACGACTTACCTGCCATCAACAACCACCTCCGACAAAGAACCAATAGTATCAAAATCATCCCAAAACTGAGAATTATACCAAGCACGCATCAAAAAACAATCCGTCCCAGCCTCAACAATCTTCCTAGCCTCATAAGGATTATCCTCAACCATAAACTCAGCACCCAACCTCTTCACCAAACCAGCCTTATCACCCATATCAGTAAAAAACACATCAGAATACTGAACATTCCACATATCCAACCAAGGACGCACCCAACGCCTAGACACATCAGAATAACGAGCAGTCACAAAAAACACATCATGACCCACAGCCCACCAATCATTCACCGCATACCACGAATCAACAAACGGCTTCAAATTCTTCCAAAACACACCACGATGAAAAATCTCCCTCGTCAAATCATCCTCAAACACACCAACAATCCAATGAGCATAATCAAAATCAGACAAGCCACGAACATCTAGTTCTTTATTAATTCCGCCAACCAAGTCGGCAACGACCCCATCAAGGTCAAGACAAATAGTAGACATACTACCCTTTCCGTTGGAGGTGGGGGGATTGCTCCCCCCACACAGCCAACAATCGCACTGTTAAGATTACCAACCGTCTACTTCAAGGTCACCAGTAGTCAAAAACTGCTTCTGCTTGTCATAACCCAAAGTCATGTAGACGTTATCAAGCTGATGCATAGTTAAACCCTGAATAGAAGCATCAGGGTCGCTCGGGCCTAACGGAATCAAACTATAGTTAGTATCCTGAGCACCGGAACCAGTACGGCCATACTTGAAAGTCTGGTTAGTGATAGTGCCAAACTCCTTAGCGTATTCCATCAACATCATACCAACATGGCGCTGGTTAAAAGTGGTGTCAAGAATTCTAGGTTCCCACACACCGTCAATCTCAACCGCAATGTTGATAAGAAGGTGAGGCTTCGGCTTCCAACGCCCATCCTGCGGAACCTGCTCAGTTGCCCAACAACGATAACCAAATTCTTCCATGCTAGCAGTAGACGCACAACGCCACTTCCAGTTAATCGGTGAAGTAATAACCGGCACAATAATACCAGTACCAGCCTCTTCACTGTAATTAGTTGAATCCTCAGTCAACTCCTGACGGAAACGAATCTTATAAGTCTCGCCCGACTGAATGTTGAAGTACTTCTTAGCACCAGACTTGCCGGTTGTCTGAGGAATACTCTTCTCAATATCTTTCAATGTTTTAATGCTTGTAAATGTCATTTTAATATTCTCCTATTATTATTTGCTTGCTTGTTATGGCTTGCTCTATTTGTTCAATTGTCATGTCGCCGGGGTCTTTCAACCCATCAGGAATCTGCACGGAGTACATCTCCTTCCCACGACACTGGTCAATTATAGCAGAACGGAGTTCCGCACCAGCGTCGTCATTGTCAGAAAAGATGATAATTGAGTCAAAAAACTTTCTCATCATTCCAGCCTGATTGCTTGACAGTTGAGCGCCTAGAGTAGCCACAACATTCTTGAAACCAGCTTGAGCCACCCTGACCGCATCAAGGCTACCCTCGCATACAATAACGGAATCATACGCCTTTGCATTCTGGATATTGAACAGAACATCAGCACGTTTGAAACCCTTATTATATAGGTAACGAGGCTCCTGCCAGTCATGAATTGCCCTACCTATCAAACCCACAACCTTAAACTGTGAATCCCTTACAGGTATGACAACCCTATCTTTCACCTTAGAATACCCTATCTCAAACTCTTCTAAGACATCTAAAGTAAAACCCCTATCAACCATAGTCTGCAAGTTATCAACCTCATCAGAGCCATAGTCAATTTCAATAGCGTCAACAGTTAACTCTTCATCCCTAACCGGCTTGAGTGCTAAATCCAACTCTCTTTGCAAGTTAACAGGATCTAAGACCCACTCACGGCCATAAGTTTTACCAGTAAAGTGATGATATAACTGCCTAAAATTGCCTTTCTTACCACAGGAGGGATTGAAACATTGCCATAACCCAGTCTTTACATTGATGTAAAAAGCAGGGCTATGAATGTTATCGTGAAAAGGGCAATAGATAGCTATCTCTGTGCTGGAGTGATTATGTACCTCAATACCCTGCGAGTCCAGCAGGCTATATATTGACTTTGTTATATCACCTGTTGAAGCGAATTTCAAATCCAAAGATTTCTCTCTTTGCATCATAGTCGGTTATCAGATTAGTGGAAGAGAATCTACCGTGAGACTTCTTAACCTCATCTTCTATCCAAGGTCGGAGTCTAATAACTGTTTCAATATCAACAGCCTCTCCCTTTTCAACATGAAAGCAAACGTCACTCTTTGTCATCCTACGTCCCATTCTTCTTTCCATTCTCCTGTTTCTAAGTTCCATCTCAGGTAAAACCCGAAATGTGTAGCCCTCCGAACCTTTCTAGATACAATCTGGAACTGATCGGAGTTAAACTCTCTATGGATAGCCAGCACCAAGTCAGCGTCATAAGCTAACTGTTTTGACCAAGCGACTTCTTCTAATTCAGGTGGTCGATCACCATGACCATCAGACATTGTTACAGCAGCAACGTCAATAACCGGCACATTGTTCTTAACAGCAATACGCTTAAAAGCTTTAGACAGGTTCTTAGCCTTCTCAGTCTCATTGCGAGCACCGCTAGCATCGTCAAACAAACCGTGATAGTCAAGAATCACCATATCCGGCTGGTACTGATCGATCTTAGCCTGAACCATATTCTGATCAGCAGTCTCAAGACCCTCAGAGGTTACAAGATGAATAGCGTGCTTGCCAGCGAATGTTGACTCAGCCCACGACTCGTAAGTGTCAACGATATCTGGGTTTGCTTTAATCAAGTCAGTATTCGTGAAATGACCCTCGCCGTTATTAAGCAGAGTGTCAAGCCTTTGACCCTCCTGCTTTTTGTTCATCTCAAGAGAGATAATCAGAGGTCTATAACCAGCCTTCCATGCGTTAACTGCAAATAGTCTTGCAATAAACGATTTACCAACTCCAGTCCAACCAAGGAGGACAACAAAGTCTCCTTCTTGCCACCCACCAAAGGTTTTATCAATTACATCAATACCACTAGGAATACCAATGTAATTCTTGTCTGGATTAGCAGCACGCTCTTTCAAATCTTCAAAACGGTCACGCCACTCACCAACAAGATCTGTATCTTTGAGACTACTAGAGAACTTGTACAGTTTAGATGTTGACTCCATCAACAAAGCTAGCGCCTCTTTAGCACCTGACTCACTCAAAGCCGTATGCGCCTTAGCAATAACCTGACGAGTCTGGTAAGCTAACGACTCCCCCTTAGCCTCATCAATATAATAAGCAATAGGCTCAGGAGTGCTAAAGAACTCAAAGTCTGAGAAGTGAGACTTAACTGTCTCCTTAGACGGAACCTTCTTGTGCTCATCGTGGTGATTTACAACAAAGTTCCATACATCTCTATATTCTACGAATACGTTTTCCACCCCCTCATTTACTGCGGTAACGAATTCGTTAGTGTCAATAATGGCATTTAATAATCTAAGTTCGTAGTTCAAGAACTTTCCATTCTCTTGCGTGTTTCGGCTACGATATCTTGAAACTTCGTCTTTGACTCAGTTTCATACTTTACTTTCTCTACGACATCTCTTGATTGGATTGCGAAGTCAAAAACAAGAAATGGTCCGCTGTTATTTTCAACGTACCACCTGACTGCCCTCTCAAGCAATGTCCACTCGTAATGGCGTACAAGACTGTTAGCAATGTCGTCTTGTCGTGGAGAATCTGGAATAAACAGTTTATGCGATTCGTTGCAACAAGTTTCGAATAACTGTATCAGAGATTTCCCAGTTTGATTCTGACTCATTGTCAACCTCCTTCCATGTCGTCATCAGGAATTCTATCTCAGACATTCCGGCATTTACGCCGATAAATCCATTTTCTTTAGAAATTGCTGAAATAAGACACTCTGGTCTGACAGTACACTTCCTACAACCATCTTTAGCATAATTGATATCATCAATATCAGAAGAAAGCCATCTACTTGGAAAATCATCTCTACGGCATACAGCAGAGTAAGTCCAAGAGTTACTTTCCACCATCGCTATCTAGCTCCCTAAGCTTCATTTCAATCTGCTCATCAACAGCAGCCCACAAACTCTGCCAAGCAGATTCGTCATCTTCAGATGAAGCCTGAACCTTTGCCCCTGCATCAAGACGGAGCGATTCGTAATTACCAAGATTCTTAGTAATACCCAAAGATGCCCAAATTTCAACCTTATGCTCTTGCATTTACAAAACTCCTATTGCTCATTTTAACTTTTTGATTTAAATAATTCACTTTACTAGTGACAGGTTCAGATTCTTTAGTAGGTCTACCCGGAGACCTCTTAGAGAAAAACTCAACCATTTCATACACATCAGAAGATGTATAGAACCTCCAACCCTTATATGAAGGGTACTCGTCATCAATAGAAAGAGGCTTAGGCAACAACCCTCTTCTCTCGTACTTCCTAATCGTATCCGGTCTACGCTCAACAATCCTAGCGACCTCACCGATAGTGTACACCCTTGAAAGCAGAACTTCTGCACCACCAAGAGGAATTCCAATTTCCTGACCATGCTTCAAATCTTGAATCACAACAGTTTTCTTGCCCTTCTGGATCTTTTTTACTTTATGTAAAACACCAGAGTATAGGTAGATTTTATTGGTAATGACTTTATCTGTTAACATGTTAACTACCCTCAATCTTTCTTAGAATCTTTTTAAATTCTTCAGCCTCAATAGTCTTTGAATGACCGCATCGAATGCAAGTAATATCTACATACCATTGAGCAGATTCATAATAGGGATCATCAATGTACTTAGCCCCTCCACAATGAGTACACTTCAACTTTAACTTAGTTTTAATGTTCATATGGATATTTTACCACACTTTCAATGCAGAGGGGCTTTGTACAAGCCGAAATTACGACTCTGAGTTCTTACCGAACGAAGAATCGCCCGGATTCAAGAATCTCATAGCAACCGGAATCAGAGCAGCCCACAACGAGTTGAGAGCCATCTTCCAATCATTAGTTGCCGAATAAGTGGCAACAGCAGCACCAAGTACGCTTCGTGCATACGATGCAACCATTCTCTTATTTGCTTCCGAAAGCTTAATCATTTCTTATCCTCCTTAGTCAAGCCAGCAGTTATATTCTGCTGTGACTATACCCTTTTCAGGGTGAACAAACATCAAAGGCTGAGAGGGTCTTCCAATAGCAGCAAGACTTTCAGCAGCATACGTGTTTGTAGACTCTGGGCTACCTGAAACTCTGACCTGAATAGTGTTAAAAGTCATCTTAGTAGGCGTATGCCAATGACCTAAATACACATCATCAAAGTCTTCTCCAAGCGCACCAATCTTCCACCCGTAAACTTTCTTTTGGAAAGAGTACAAGGCAGACAAACCACTAAACTGGTCGCCGTGACATAGCAAAGAACTGTAGTTGCCAATATGATCAACGGCAAACCAATGCTTTTCACCTCTACCATCAGGAATATCAAATGTAATACGAGGCTCATTCTCAAACATAAGGCTCATAATTCTATATAACATTCTATCGGCATTAGTCTCTGGATCATGATCTCTACGACCACGACCACCAATAGCACCATGATTACCAATAACACCAGTAAAATGAACTTCCTCAAAGTTCTCAAGCATAACATTCAAGAAATCCCTAAGAATACGAGGACCATCAACTGTCACCTGACGATACAAACCGCCATCAATTAAGAATGACTGGCCGGGGAAGATAAGTTCCCCCTCAACAATATCACCCAACGCCCAAACGTGGATCTTCTTAACAGGGTGATCTGCTCTCTGGATGTTAGTTAAATCAACAATCTTCTGAGCAAACTGCCCGATCCTTCTCTCGCATGTAGGAGAGTCGTAATCAGGAGTGACCTTAGCCAACTGCCAGTCAGCAATCACAGCAACAGCAACTTCTTCATTAGAAGTCCTGCGATCCTTCTTAGGTGGAGCAACAGGCTTCTGTGGTTCTGAGTCGGACATAATGTCAGTCACGGCACGATAAACAGCATCAGCCAAGTCATTCTTCTTGTTCTTAATCTTTTCGTACTCCTGAACAAGCTTAGTATAAGCAATTCTTAGTTCAGAGTCTGAATCGATTGAACCGCTACCCAAAGCATCTTCGGGTATTTCAATCATACAGTTATCCTTTCTATACCGACAGATGCCCAAAGAGTCAATGCTCTTTCGACATGACGGAAACGCATACTTTTGATTAGGACTGTTAGGTTCGAATTCAATCGAACAGCCTTTACCTTCACAAATTTTCATAGGGATATTCTACCACCTTTCGACTGGTCACCCACCCAGTCTAGGGTATTTCGGGGGGCGAAGTGCCTTCTTTCGAGGATTTCTTTTCATCTCCTGATTTCTTCTGTTCATGCTATCACGAAGAGCCTGCCTATGCTCCTGAGAGGGCTTGCTTCCCTCACGATGAATGGCACTATGTTCCTTAGCAGTACACAGATAGAGGTTCTCTACCCTGTTATCACACTTCACCTCATTTATGTGATGAACAGACTCCCAAGGGTGAAGCATCCTACCCACATACTCTTCAATAACAATGCGATGTTCATAAACATATCCTTTGATGTTTTTAGGGTGCTCTGGCATCAGAACACGAACATAACCTTTGTCATCTATATACTTACCACCGCTATAGTTAGGATTACCTTCACCAACAGAAGCGACTTCTTTCCACTTAATGTCGTCACGCTTTGAAGCAAGACCTCTAGGTGGCATTACGTCCCGCCAGCATCCTCAGCATAAAATTCAACAGGAGCAGAGGTGCTTGACAGGATAGTGTAGCTAGGCGCATTAGTCATATTGCTATTAACCTCTCTCTTTACCGAAACAAAATAGCTTTCAGAAGATAAGCCAGCAGAAGTTGTGTCAACAATAACAGAGTACTGGCCTGCGCCAATATAAGTACCCTGAGCAGCGCCATTGGATCTTACAGTTTGAGCCGTTTCAGCAGCATTTGCTGAAACATCTATAAAAGAATACACGGGAGGGCTAAAGTAGTAGGTTGCAAGAGTGTCAACAATATTGCCAGTATCAGTTCCCTGCTTAATCGATAGAACATATCTAGTATTCTCAGCACCTCTTGCTTGAATGCTAATACCCGGAAAAGTCAGGACAAGCCTCATAAACCTGTTTCCATCTGCACTAACGGACAAGTCGTTACCGCCAGTTCCAGTTTCATCCTTCAACGCAACAATAAGGTTTTCAGTTGCATCGATGTCAGTAAAAGGAGAAAAAGTGCTTGTAACCTTCTTATATTTCAGTACACCCTGAGGCTTGTCGTCTGTAGCCTCTTTTACTTGCTGAATATTCGTTGACATCTGCTGCAAACGATCACCGGTCAATGGAGTACCGCTAGACCATGCAACAGAACTATAGTTTTCGTAGGCCATACTGGTTCAATTATACACTATTTTTCATTCAGAAGCCGACTTCTTGTCAACTCTACGGAAAGCATCATTAATCTCATCCTCATCAAGAACACCATCATCCATGTAGGCCCTAGCGAGAGCCTCTGTGACGGTTGCCATACCGCCAATACCGGCCATTAAAGCAGCCTTCCATAATTCAACACCAGCAATAGCACCAGCACCCACAACACTTAAAGCAGAAGCCGCAAAAACAGCAATTATTCTAGTTATTATAGACTTAAACTTTCCCATATAACTATTTTATACTTTAAAAGTTAATAAGTAAAGTTAATCAATTTCATGATCTGGTCTATCAAACTCTGTGATTAGCCTTCCATCGTCATCAGTGGCATCTGATTCTTTAATTTTATCGTCATTTCTCTCACCGACAACTAACCAAGAAACAGTGGATTGAGATTTTGCATCTTCCGCCTCAATTGTTAAAATATTCCCGTTAACAAACCCCCTGACCGAACCCCAATCTGACTCGTTTGAAGTAAAACAAGAAACATTTCTACACAAAGCAACAAAGGTGCCATCCGTCATTCTAGCGAACTCATCAATGTTAACCTCAGCCCTGCCGTTCTTAAGTTTAGCAACACCTCTATAAATCAAATCAGCCAGCGGTGCCTCAACAGCTGTATGCCTCAATCTCATACCATCAAGAATAGGATGAGGTATCTCGAAAGGTTTTGTTCCAGTGGCAGTTAGATTACCATCGGCATTTACAGTTCCACAATTAACAGTCCTATATGCACTATCATTATGGTTTCGTATATACAAGACACCAAAGTTATAGCCAACTCTAAATTGTACCGTACCGGTGTCAGTACCGGCCCTGATA